AATGATATTTATTTTAATAATAAATTATATTGTTGCTCCTGCTATTAAAGCATTAACTGGTGTTATGATTGGATTTGAATTGCCAGGAGATGTCTGGACTTTATTGAACATAGGTTTAGGTGGATATGTTGTAGGACGTTCTGGGGAAAGTATTGCTAGAACTTTAGCAAATAAACAACCATCAAATAGTGGTGATAAATAAATAAGATTAAAAACTAGGTGGTTTAATTTCCACCTAGTTTAAATATATAATTATAATTTAGTTTTTGAAATTATAACACTTGTTGGTATTACTGTTACATTACTATATTCATAAATACCCTTTTCATCTACTGAATATGATGAATATATTTTAACATTTTCAACACCAGAAGAATAAATATACCCTATAGATATACAATTCATTTCTTCCATATTATTAAAAGTGTCTATTGAAACCCACCCACCATCTGACACAATATCTTTCCACTCAATTTTCCAAAGACCTTTATCTTCAGGTGCTAATTTAGATTTTATTTTACTCATTTTGCACTCCTTAGTTCATATTTTAAGGTTAACTCTTCACCTTTTTTAATTTCATCTTTAGCAATAAGTACATATTTACTCTTAACTTTTCTTTTAACACAGTTAGGTGTATCGCTATGATTTACTTTTAAAGATGTATTTAATATATCATTTCTTTCTAATATATTACAAGTTCCAATAATCTTACCTTTTTTCAATCTTTCAACAGCAAAAATACCAAAACCATTTTTTTGAGATGCCCAAACTTTTACAGATTTAGGCAAATCTAATTTACTATTTCTTTTTCTTTTTAATATTATCATTTGATCTCCTTGTTAGTTTATCAAATATATTAGCAAGTATTGTATATGCTAATGATTGGTTTTTCTGTTTTATAGCTCTCATAAGTTTTATTTGTCTATTCATATTAGTATTTAGTTAAAAATCCACCAGCAAATTCTTCAAGATTTTTATCTCTATCTATAAATTTATAATCAAGTTTAGATGTTTTAAAATCTTTTTGAATTTTTCTTAATGTTTCCATAAGGTCAAAATCTTTACAGGAATAAATATCCAATTGAGTTAAATATGGAAAATGTTCCGTCCAACTGTGAAATGTTATTGAAGATGTTTCAATAGCACAAATACTTGTCCAACCTCTATTACCCTCAACATCTAAAAATACTGATTGTGGTTTAATTAAAAGTTTCATTTGTAAATGGTCAACTAATCCAGTCATCCATTCAGTTAATTGTTCTTCTGTATCATGTGCAAAAGAACCTTCAGCTCTAATTATTAAGTGTCTATGTTTTAATATCATTATTATTATCTATTGTTAATTGTTAATGAGCAGTTTATCCACATGCTCAGGTGTACTTAATGTAATAGCGGAGAGAATCACTTTACATTAAATTACTTAACCTCTTTAAATGCTAAATTATCAGTTATAAAAGATAATCTACCAGTTTCAGGATTGTATTTAGCAGATCCACAAAAACCTGTGTCACCACTAAACCTAGATTTTAATACAGCAAATTTAACTGTATTTCTATCACTTGCCTCAATTGCCATTAGGTTCCTAGCAAAACCAATAATGTCAAAAGATATTTGTTTAATACTTCCGCTACCTTTAATAGCATCCATATTGGGCATAACTCCTTCTTCAAAAGAGCGAGACTCACCACCCGATTTTCTTAAATGGGAAATTAAAGTTAAATGTATATTATACCTTTTAACTATTTTTAATAAATCAGACATTACTTTATCTATTGCCTCATTGCCTGATAAACCTTCTTGTCCTTCACTTACTGCAATTGTTATATGATCTAATATAAGATATTTACAACCTATTGCTGCAAGATATTCCATTCTATTTATTAAAGTAGAATCTTGAACAGAACCCATGTGGTCTAAAAGTATTAATCTTTCATCTTTAAATACTTTTTCAAAACCTTTTCTAGCTTCCTCATCAGATATATCTCCAGGCATACGTATATTTCTATTAACTGCCATACCTATTAATCTAGTTGCAGTATCTCCTATAGATTCTTCCAATGATATTAAACCTACTTTATCTGTGGTTTTATCTAATAAATTTAATATAACTTCTTTTACAACTGTGGATTTACCACTACCAGTACCTGAAGTAAATAAAGTTATTTCCCCCATACGCATACCAAATAGTTTTTCATTAATACCTTTTAAACAATCTGGATATGGTATAGATTTAATATTAGATCTAGATTTAAATTCTTCCCAAATCTTTTCACCACTAATAAAATTATCAGGTTTATAATTTTTAGCTGACCATATATCATTTAAGTATTGTTCAGATAAATTCTTTTCTAATGCTTCATTAGCATCTTTAACATAGTCACAATTAACTATGTATGCTTTACCTGGACTTACTATATGTGCAACTTCTTTAGCAGCTTCTTGACCTTGTTCATCATTATCAAAAGCAATAAATACTTTTTGATATTTATTAATAAAGTCTAAATTAGCAGCAACATTTCTTCTTGCACTTTGAGCACCATTAACTATTGAAACAACATCTAATTGTGCTTTAGCTTTTTTAAGCATTTCAAGAATTGATAAAGTATCAACTTCACCTTCAGTTATTACTATATTCTTTCTTTTACCACAATTAACCTGATTAAATAATTGTGGAACTTCAGCTTTACCAATTACTCTAAAGTCTTTAGTTGCTACAATTCTCTTTTTATATGCTTTAATTGAACCATTAATTGTAATTGGATAATAATGAGAAATAATATTTCTATTTTCATCATATTCAACTTTAGTTCCAGTATCATATATTATTGATTTAGATATACCCCTAAATCCATCTACTGGTAATTTTTCAATTTCATCTAATGATAATTGAACATAAGTAGATTTAAATTGTACATCTTGTGGATCTATTTCAGTTTCATTTTGTTGTTTAGATACTTTACAACTAAAACAATATGTACTTCCATCACTATATAATGCATTAGCATCAGAACTTCCACATGAATCACAAGACATGTGTTTTATAAACGATGTTGTTTTACCCATTTTTCTCTCCTATTGTTATTATTTTTTAGACTTATAATGTGTTTTTCTTTTCCCGCCATATTGTTTTTGCCATGACCAAGATGCAAGTTTAACACCTACAGTATTAATTATATTTAGTATTTTATTTATCATATTTTCTCCATTGTTATATTATATCTATTAATTGCCCATTTAGCAAACCTTACAACATCTTCTCCATTAGCTGATGAAAACATACAATTTGCTAAATAAGATACCCATTGAACATTACCTTTTATATATCCCAATTTAGAATTAATTCTATCCAATGATGGACTATATTTATGACCACCTCTTTTACCACAAGTATCAGGTTCCATTTTATAACCTAATATTGGACAAATATGGTCTTTTGGATATATAGAAATTAAATAGGCTATATCAATATCATATTCCATATTTTTAGATTTTGCTCTAATTTTAGATATTGAGGCCGCTTTACTGCATATCTTTTTAATTTGTTTCATTTGAAACCTTTTGAAGATATTCTTTCCACCAAGATATATTCCATTGAGGATCTTTATAATCTTTAACTAAATAAAGTAATAATCCCATTGTATTTAATCTTCCTTCCCAATCTTCAGGATAATATTCTTTATAAGTTTCAATTATAATATTAAATTGTTCAACTATATTTTTATCTTTTAATATTTTATCTGCTTTAACTGGGCCAATTCCATAAATACCAGGAACATTATCAACTTGATCTCCAGTTAATAATTGTTTATGAAAATATCCAATACAAGTAAATTTATCATCAACTGTTAAAGATTTATATTGTGTATTATAAAATAATCCACCAATTTGTTTCCAATCCTTATCTATAGTTGCTAATATAAATAATTTTCCTTTCCTTAATAATTCAGTTGCTTCAATAGATGCTGAATCATCTGCTTCAAAATTATGCGCTCCTATACAATCATATTTTTTAATTACATAATCTTTTAATAAAACATAATTTTCTGGTTTATCTCTTCTTTTACCTTTATAAACTGTAAATTTTTGTTTAATTAATTTTCTAAAGTTACCGCCTTGACTTATATGTAAACTATAATCATCACAAGCCATATCTCCTTGTAATTCTTCATAAAGATCATCAAAAACATTTCTAACATCTTTATTATCTTTTAATGCTTTATGACAGGCTCTATAAATTAATATATCCCCATCAACTATTCCACGTATTCTATTTTCTTCCATTTAAATACTCCTTAATGTGTTTCATACCAATTATTGCCAACTTTTGCTTGGCCATTCATTTGTATATTTAATTTTAATTCTTTAGTAATATAATCACCAAAACTATATTCTAAAATTTCAGATACCCTTTTAGCATCTTTTTTATTTGCTTGTACTTGAACTTCATCATGTACTAAAGCTAACATTTGAACATCTAAATTTTCTTTTTTAAATGTTTCAAAAGCATTAACAACTGCAGTTTTAACTGTAATTGCTTCATATGCTTGAAGTAAATAATTTAATAATTTAAAACTATTTTCTGCAAATACTTTTCTACCATCTAAAGCAGGTATATAACCAATTCCTGATTTAAATTCTGTGGTATGAAAAAATGTATTTAATCTTTTTAATAATTCCTTAAGTCCTGGAAAGGCATTATATAATTTATTTTTAACATCTTTACCAACTTCTAAATTATCTACCCCTGTAACTAATTTACCTAATTTAGCAAATCCAGCACCAAATACAGTAGCATATAAAATAGATTTAGCTGTTTGTCTACTAGTTCCTACTATATCAGCAGTCCTTTGATGTATATCACCATTTAAAATATGTTCATTAACTTCTTTATTATTTAAATAATGACCAAGTGCTCTTATTTGATTACCACTACTATCACAACCAATCATTACTTTGCCCTCATCCGACATAAATAATTCTCTCATTTCTTTACCAAAGAAAGAATTAACTGATGGTACATTTACTATTTTAGCATGTCTTTGTCTTGATGTAGGAGTACCAATATTAAATGCTTCAACATATACTCTTCCATTATTAACTTCTGCTAATTCAATCCAACCTTTTAAAACTGAATGTCTAGATCTTAATGAATAATATCTTAATATCTTTTTACCTTTTTCGTTATTAATAGAATCTAAACTATCTTCTGTTATTTTAGGTTCACCTTTTGGTGTAAATTGAGTAGGTTTCCAACCATTATCTAATAACATTCCTCTTACTTGTTCCATATTACCTAAATCTGCAGGTATTAATTCAAATCTTTGAAATGTCTTTTTAGGATCCCATAAATGAATATCTGTTACTTTTACTTCTTTACCTAAAAATTCTGATAACATTCTTGCTGACACAGCAGTAAAATTACCATCTTTAGCATACTTAGCTAATTTAGGCTCTTTATCTAAAAATATTTTTCTTGGCTTTAATGTAGGATTAATTTCATCCTCAATTACTTTCATTTCCTTAGCTAAATATTCATAATGCTTTTTAGCTAAATCAATATTAAACTTCCATTTTCTTTTAATTTGATCTGAACATATATAAGCAATTTTATGCTCTGTTTGTAATGCAGATTTATATGTTGGTCTATTTTCAATTAATGTATGTGCTTCTGATACCACAAATTTATAAACCTTGTGGTTAAGATTAACGTCTTGTATAGCATACTTTTTCATTTCTTCACTATACTTATCAAATTCTTTAAATTCACCTTTTGCATCTTTTAATAATACACCAAAATTACTTAAAGAATGTTTCCCTTCTCTTCTATAATTATTAAGTTGAGATACAATCATAGTATCAATTAATTTAACACTATGTTTAGGTTCCCATTTTAAAAGTTTAAATATAACTGGTAAGTCATAAGAAATAATATTATGACCAATTAATATTTCTGCTTTATCTAAAAATTTAGTAAACTCATTTAATGGTTTTGAATCTTTATCATAATCACTAAATGTTGTTATTTCATTTGTGTCTATATTTTTACATACTGCGATCCAAATAGTATTTACATCTTCATAAAAACCATTTGTTTCAATATCAAATAATATTTTCATTTCTCTCCTTGTTATTTATAATTTTAAAGATTTAGCTATTTCAGCTATTTTATTTTTTAAATCTTGTTCATTTCCATCATTAGATATTATTTTATCAAATTCATAATTATCCAATGCTGTTTCAGATTCATGAGTATCTCCCATAAATCCAGGTCTTACTATTCTATATACTTGACCATATTTTTTAATAAACTCAACTTCATTTGGAAACCTAACATCTGTAAACACAACATTGTCATACATTAAAGCTTCATCAGTTGCTGCTTTAACCCAAATATCTTTATTAATACTATCTCTTAAAGTTGTTCCAACAATTTGTAATAATTCTCTAGGACTATAATTAAATAAATCTACACTTCTTCTTTCTCTTTCATCTCTATTATAAATACCATCAAGTATATCCATATCTATTTTAAATAGTTTTGAAACTATTTCTTTAAGTGGTTTAGCAAAAGAACATTTAATAAATCCATAATTATAAATTAGTTCTGATGCTGCAGTGTCTTTTCCACTACCTTTATAACCACTAATTCCTATTATCATTATTTTCCTCTATTAATTGATGTAAAGCTTTTATTCTTTCTTTATAATAATCACTTACTATTTTTACTGATGCTTGTATTTTTGTAATTTCTGCTCTTCGAGAAAAGTCTGTAGGATGTGCTACTATTTTATTTCTATGTTTAAAATCTACTAATAAATTATATTCTTCATCTAATATTTTAACTACTATATTTAAATTATTAATTTGATTTTCTCTTGACTTATTTGTTTTATTTTCCATTATTGTATTTCCTCAATATTTGTAATTGTATAAATATAGTTACACGGATAACTATTTCTAAATTTTGGTGATACTAAAGCTTCATCTAATAATAATTCTTTATCTTCAGGATCAATATTTCTAATATCGTATATAGGTCCAATTTCTATTATTAATCTAATTTTATTATCATCAGGATAAGTTAATCCTACTTTTTGACCTTCTAAATTCTTATACCACTTTCTAACTTCTGCTCTCTTTTTACCCTCTCTTATAAGCTTAAGATATTCGGGTAATATTTTCATTGTATACATCATAAGCAAAAAAAGGGGCCCTATATTTCAAGAGCCCCTTAAATATTTAGATAATTTCCTTATCTGTGTTTAATGTTGAAAATTCAAGTGAATCAGAACCGCCTGTATACTCAACTAATTTAGTTATTTGAAGTGCTAAAAGTTGAATAGATGTTCCTTTTTTACCCATATACTCATATGGTTTAAATTTAACTTGAACATTACCAATTGAACCATTACCAATTTTATTAACATCAGTAATAGGTTGTAATTGTGCATCTACAACT